GGCGCCGACGGGCCGGGAGGGCACCCTTGCCAGCCCATTCCAGGCGACCTGCCGTCATCTCCCCGGTTCATTCCAGGATGCGGGCGACGTCATCACCACATGCCGTCCGATTCCCACTTGACACTTGTTTTTTTTCGTTTCAGCTCATCCATCGTGCGGGCGCCCTTTTTCGCATTGCATATATAATGTGCTGGCTGGACGTTCTCCCAGTCCATGGCGGCCGCTGTTTTATTCTCGTACCCGAACTCCCGGTATCTTGCCACGGGGTGTATCTCGTCGATCACAAACGACAGCGGGTGCTGTGCGTCGGATGGTTCGTCGTAATGAATGGGGCCCCCACAAATAGCACAGGGTAATCCCATCGCCTTAAACCGGGCTCTTTGCTTTCGGCGTCTATTCCCGTTCTTATACCGTGGGTTAACTTTATCGCCCATGGTTTTCACCTATACCCCCGCCCGTTTGATGGGGGCGGTCTGTTTTTTGATCCCCCATATAATGCAACCGGCCCGGCTATTACACCGGGCCACAAACACATGAAAGGAAATCGTCCCCATGGATAGGGCTGTTAAGGTATGCAGTAATATTTCCACCTTTGTCAGCTTATAATAAATCACAGAATTATGTCCCGTGATTACGGCATATGCTGTCAAACCATGATTTTTTGTGATTGTCGTTGCTCTTGCTCTTGTGCTGACACGTCGGGCAAATGTATTGTTCGATGCTGTCACGCTCAACCACCTTGCCACATATCTGGCACGGTATGATGTATATGATTTTATCTTTCATAGTCTCTGCGCCATTTCAAAGTAGAATCGCCGACGGAGCTGATAATACAGATCTTTCCCGCATGGTATCCCCTTCTGCTGAAGATAATGATACGGGTGTCCGTAGCACACACCTTTTATCAACCACCCGGCAAGATCCCCCGCGACAATCTCGGCAGTATACTCCACGCTCCGGAGCTTCTCGTATAACGCCGCCCTCCGGATCGCGACCCTCTCCAGCTGGTCAGAGGATGGTGATACCTGGACACGGTCTTTCTGGTAGTCGATCGCTTTGACCATATCCGGCCCGCGCCGCAGCTCCTCCAGCCATCCGGGATATTGGCGGCAGTAGTGAACAACGGTCAGAAATGTCTCCTTCGGAACGAAGTATTTAGAACTGATCGTCGGCGTTCTGAATTGTGCCATGTGTCAATCCTCCGGGTTATTCATGTGTTGTGCGAAATCATCCGGCTGGTACGGGTCAGGGAGAGGCATCCATGCGATAAGATCATCAACTGTGGCATTTGTATTACCTTCATGAATAAACCAATACGTACTATTAACAGACGGGTGAAATCGTTGTGCTATTGTCACTTCTCCCCACGCAGTCGTCGCCAGAACGAATTCATTGGTTTCCGATAGCCGCTCGCTAAATAGTATCCAGCGCTTCCCCGTCTTCCGTTCTGGCTGTGCGGATGGCAAACTTTCTATCCCATTGAACAAGCTTGTGACCATGCCGTCCCATTCGTTTTTTAGCCAATCGATCACTTTCTGTCTGCTTATTGAATCATTCATTTTCTCTCCTCCCATGCTTACAAAAGAACGTCATGTCTGTATCTGCATTAAAAATCGAACAACGTCTTGTTATCGCAAGTGGCTTCTCGTCCCACCACTTGCATTCCTTACACCTGATGATTTTGGGCTGTGCGGATGGCACTCGTTCAACACATTCCCTGATTTCAGTCAGTGCAGGATTTCCAAATGGCTTATTCAGCCATAAGGTTATAAGCGCATCTATCGCCGCCTGCCTGTCTATTAGATCGCTCATTCCTTTTCCTCCCTCTGCTCCCTAATCACCTTCACCAGGGCGTCGGCCTTGTCGTACATGTTCCGCTCCGCGTCGTTCCATCCAGCACGGTATGCTTCGCGGATCTTCGCTTCGTACCAGGAGGCGGATTGCTCCGCGTATTCTTTGGCTTTTTCGTCTCTCAGCATGTTGATTCCCTTTCTGCGCATTCAGCGCGCCATTTTGTTTGAAGCTCGCCAATCATAGCGGACAAGATCCCGGCGACCATTTCGGAGTCGTGCTTCTTCTGGATGGCGTCCGCTTCCATGATTACGTTCCACCAGAAAGTTTCTGTCTTTTCACCTGTGAAGCTGGCAAAGGTTTTGAGGAAGTGCCAGCAATCGGTGATAGCTGCGTGATATTTGAGTAATTCGTTATTATCCATGTGATTCTCCCTGTGTACGCTGTTAACGCGTTAACGGCAAATTCCTTATGTTTCCCTATTTATATATTTATTTTTATTTTTCTACTTATAGTAAATTTACCGTTAACATCGTTAACATCGTTAACAAATGCGATAACTACGGGCTTTCTGTCGTTAACGCTCTTGTCGTTTTGCGTTAACAAGGCGTTAACAAAACGGTCAATCGAAGGGTATTTCGCGCGCGTCCGCCTCAATAAACCGGTCGATGCGCTCATAACTGCGCTGATTTCCGTATTTCCCGCCGATTCTTTGAATGCCAACATAGCGCCAGCCGTTAACAGAATTTCGCATAATATCATGAAGCTGGTTGATTTCTGACGGCTTCGGATCGTCATACTCACGGCCCAGAGCTTCACGCCATAACATCATTACGCAAACACGGCTATGGTGCGTATTGTCTAACCATTCTTGAATGATACCAACCCGCGGATCTTCTTCCAGATAGGCGGTCTGTGCCCTGAGCGCTTCCTTTTGCAGGTGCGGCGGCAACACCAATTTGACCTTGCCTCCCGCCTCCTGGTACTCGTTCATGATCTCGCCCCACGCCTGCGAAAAGATGGCTTTGGTCGCGATTTCGTCCTCCATCAAGTCCATTGTGGGCGCGTGAACATTGCAGGTGATCGGAAGGAAACGCCGGTTTCCGGTGCGGTCGGTCAGGAAATCAGTCGGGTTCGATGTCCCGGCAAGAACGCACATTCTGGGCCGTTGCTCTGTCCGGCGTCCGTATGGTGCGCGGTAGGTGTCCACGCGGGAAGTGATGAATGATTTAATGGTTTCAACATCCTTTGCGCGTTTCGTGGCCTGCAATTCGGCCAGCTCCACAATCCACATGCCCCGAAGGTTTTCGATAGCGCGGGCGCTGTCCAGCGTGGAAAAGTTGTCGTTGTACCATTGATCATTGAGCGCCAGGTACCGGAAGAATGTTGACTTGCCCTTGCCCTGCGGGCCTACCAGAACCGGCATATAATCGAATTTGCAGCCGGGCTGATAGACTCTGGCCACCGCTCCCAGCATGAAAACGCGCATGACTGAAACGGTATATTCGTTCTTGTCGCAGCCAAGGAACATAGGCAAAAGATTTTCAACATATTTATTGCCGTCCCATCGGTCAAGGCAATCCTCCAACATAACCTTTACTGGATTGATTGGAGATCTGCTGCATACATTGGTTAATCCGTCCATGATCTTCTCGCTGTTTCTCAAGCCGTATTTGCTTTCAATGTAGCTTCGAAGATTGGAGTCGTCCGCGTTCGTCCACTCGCGCCATCCTTTATTTTGCTTCCACGGCACGGAGCCGAAAACATACGGCCCATAGGCCAGTTCGTTGTAATGGATCCGACCGAACAGATCCTTGTCGAACGCTATTGCCTCCTCGGCGTTCGCGATAGTCTGCGCGGGCTGATCGGTAATATTGCCGTCCTTGTCTACCTTCATGGTTAATTTAGGCTCGTGCCATTCCGGCGCTTTCTTGAGGATCTTCAGCTCACCCTTTTTGTATTTCAGCGCGGACCCAATCAGGATTTCCAGTTCTTCATCTGTCAAGGGCTGGTCGCATCGCTCGGCATTGGTCGCCTTTACCGCCGAATAAATCGCACTGTCTGGGTACCCCTGCGCCTGAAGCGAACAGGCCAGACGATATAGAGTATCGTTCCTGCTCCCGCTCTGGATCCGCTCCGGCATGGTAAACGGCTCGGATTTTTCCTCTTTGCCGATCTGAAGGAATTTCCGCAAGGTGTCGTTGATGTCCGACAGCTCGGTATCCTCCGGGGCATATTCCCATGCATATTCCGTGCCGTTCGGGTGCATGGACGGCGGGGCGACAACATAGCCGCCCTCCCCGCGCACGTCCACACCCTCAAGGATTCCGGCGCGATTTTTGATATCTGTGCCGGTGTAACGGAAATATAAATGTGATCCGCCGCGCCCCGTGATGGCTGCGACCGTTTCGGGAAGCTCACCGTTGACCCGCTCCCACGCTCTCACAGAAGTGATACCGTCCACGCCTTTCAGCTCGTCCACATCTTCATCAATGACAATCAGATTGGACATGGATCCGGTCGCAATGCCTATACCTGCATCCGGCCACCGCTTCCACCATGCCTGAATGGCCCGGACGTCCTTTTTTGCGTCCTTGCATCCGTGCGGCGTGAGCGGCTTTTTACTTTTCGGGCTGACCGGGAAGACAGCCCATTGATATTTAGTGGCATATTCTATTGCCGCATTTAAGCAGTCCCCCATGTGTTCAATATCTCCATGATTATTTGTGCAGATTGCTGTGGTTCACAAAAAAGAAATCTGACGCCGTACCGCTCGGAAATGGTCTCCATGGCCTTCTGAAGGCGTGGCCCCTGAACGCATTTATCAGAGTAGACACTCCGGGGGTTTAACCACTCGTGCACCTGGTTTAGATCACTGATTCCGGTCGTGGTCTCCACAAGGATTATCAGGGCGCACCCGGCGGCTTTCGCCGCCTTGCATTCGTTAATGAATCGGGTGTGCTCTTTGCCGCAAATGTTCGCGGCGATTTCTTCCATGTCTTTTTTCGTGTCGATAGCAACCGGAGGAACAAGGGAATAGTCCCCGAATGGTAGCTTGCTCCGTACCAGCTCCACGCCGTGATCATTGAACCAATCGTGCTTGTGGTCATGCTTTCCGGCCTGTTGGCGCGTATCCTCGATGATTACCATTAGAACGGTACCTCTTCGGATCCATCGTCAGGAATCGTCATGAAGTCGGTGTTGACCGGCCCGGCGGGCTTTTCTGCGGGCGGCAGGCGTTTCGGCTCCGGCACCTTCTGGGCGTCCAGCTTGTCGATCGGAAATTCAGAGTGGACAATCAGCCGGGTGCGGATGTCGCCGGAGTTTGAATAATATTCTTCCTCCCGGAGGATCAGGCCGATCCGCTTGCCGATCAGGGTGCTTTCGTCAGAATTGACCGCGCCGCCGTCAAAAACAAAATTGCCGTTGCTCTTACTGACCGCTGAACAGAACCGTTTGAACATCGGCAGGGCGGCCGATTTGTACGATTTCACATAAGATCCGGCCCACGACCAGTCCGGATGATTGGCGCGCAGTTCTGTGTAGTAATTGGCGAATTCGCCCTGCGCGATGTCATAGGAAACCTTCAGATATTCCCGGTCGGAAACATCCTCGACCGCTGTGATTTTGCAGATATAAGCTCCAGCCTGAAGGCGGGTAAATTCTCCGGCTTCCTGAATGTTGGTAAGGTCAATTTTTTTCATTGGTTAAGTCCTCCTATTTATTATTTAGAAAGTAAGATATACGGGCGGGAGCATTCTTCATCCCATTGCCAATTAAACGCCCATGCTTTTTGTCCTATAATGCTCTTCCAGTCTTCTAAAAGTTCATAATTGGTAAATTGGATATAGCCAACCGCGTTTTTTTGGGTGCCTTTCTTGTAGCCATTTGCTGCATCGCCGTAAATTAGATAAATACGCTTGGCCGGTCTATAATAGACGGGGCGCCAATATTTCGTATCTTTGAAATGGCAATTTCTTGGCTCGTTATATACATAAAATGCAAACCGGTACGCTTGGCCGTTGTGATTAATGACAGCGAGCCTGACAGGAGCACTTGCGGTTTTGCCAATTCGTTTTTTTGTTTGCGCATCGGCGATTTTAGTAAGCATTGCTAAATTCATTTGTTCCCCTCCTTATCTAATCCGTAGTAATTTCTAATAGCCATATCCACCGCCTTCAAATCATTTGGTATTTCCAACTCAAACATACCTTCGGGCGTCTTTGCTGTGCTCTGTCCGTTCGCCTGGGTGAAAAACTTATGATCGACGCAGTAAATGACGATATCAAAGCACCCTTCCACGGTCAGCTTTTCGTCAAGCATCTTGCCGATTGTCTTGACCTTCTCGCGCCCGTCCGCCCCGGTCTCGGAGTGGTGGAGGAAATACACGATTTTCTCATCGTCCTCCAGATCGTTCACAAAGTGGATAAGATCCCGGAAGTGGGCGGCCATGCTCACGAATTTGTCGTAGCCTTTTTCGTAGGCTCGGTCGAACAGCTCGTTGACCAATAAATACTGTGAATCGTCGATTACAATGCTTTTTGCCTTCGCCCCTTTGATCATCTTCTTGATCCAGGTGTATTTTGCCGCGTTCATCGTGGCAGCGTCCCGCGCCTCTCCATTGGTGGGATCTTTCGGCACCTTCAGCGTTTTGATGTCTGACTTAAACGGGAGCCGCCCCTTTTCCACGGAGATCACGCCTACTTCGTCCGGGCTGAAGTTTTTCAAACTGTACGTTTTTCCTGACCCTGACGGGCCAATGATTAAACAAGGTATTGCCATTTCTGTTCCTTTCTGTCAAAATGACGGTGGTAATGATTAGTTACTATTTGGAATGGCGGCCTTCCCATCGCTTATAGGCCGTCATTCTGTTATCTGTTTGATTTCAAACGCATTCTCCAGATCGTCAAGAAGGCACTTAATACATAAGTCCTGTCCATCGTACCGGTACATTCGTTCCCGCCAGAATCCACTATGAGGGCGGCAGACCCGGTCACATTCGTCACAACGATAGATTGATATCTTCCGGCCTGTGCAGGTGGTATCCGTCTCGATCATACCCTCGGCTCTCTCCCCTCTTCTCGTGCGGCATTTCGTTCGGCGCTTATGGTGTTTGCAACGTGTTTTTCCGTGCATCCAAGATCTAACGCTATTTCTGCATTCGTCCAGCCCGCACGTTTCAGCGCAAACAGCTTGCCCCTGTCAATCTTCACTCTCACGCCGCCCTTCTTCTTCGGCTCCGGCTTTTCCTCTTTCGGCTCCGGTGCTTTCTTCGCCGGTACCAGGTGGAGCGGCAGGGCGTTCGTTGGTTCATCGCCGAAGATCCGGTTTTCACGTTCTTCGATTTCTCGAAGAATATCACGGTATTCGATTGCTTTTTCCATGCGTTCGGTCAATTAGTTACCTCCTCTCATGTATACATCTGTGTAATACATTCCCATTTCCACCGCTTGAAGATGATCCGCCACAAATACGTCCACTTGATACGGCTCAACGCCTCGATCCTCGACCACGTACACCTGACCGTTGATTAACAGCTCCGTACCGAATGGAAGATCTTCTCCAGTTGCTACCGTGTGCTGTGGTGTAGGATAGACGCCTGATGCAGTAGCGTTACCGGCAACCCCGCAGCATTCCGCGCAATCGTCGTAATGCGTGATTCGGCAGTTTCCGTAATAGACCCATTCAGCCTCGTTTACTTCTTCGGCTGGCACTTCTTCCGGTTCCGGCGTAAAGATCGGAATCTTGGCCTCCTCGTGCGCCTCGTTGGATTCTGAGCATACGGCCAGCCCTTCAAGATCGAAATCCGGGCGTACCGGCTCCGGCGTGGGGGTGTGCGGTATCAATATTTCACGGTGCGTATTTGCCACCGGCTCGGCGGCGTCCACCTTATCCGGGATATTCTGCGCCAACACCGTCCCCCCAAGCATGGCCAGCGCAACCACCCATAAAAGAAAACCCCTCATTTTCCCCTCCATCAAAGCCGAACATCAAAGTGCTGCATTTCAAACGCGTTCAATACCTTTGCCGTAACTTCATAACGCTGTCTGGCCATTCGTCCCCATTTTCGGTAGTCGTTCGCCTTATCGCTCTGGTCGTCCGGGGCCATGGCTTCAAGTTTCTGGTTATAGTAGTTTTCCGAATCGGCCTCGCGCTTCAGCACGTCCAGAAGCACCTCCATGAATATTTTTGCGTCTCTCCCTGTCATCGGTTAACCTCCTCGATCAATTCAAACTTCAGCACCTCAATTTTGCTGTCCCGGATTTGGCATTCAACCATCCGTTTCTTGTACTTCTCTACGGCCCGATAAAAGCTTTCCGCTTCGATGATTACGAAATAGTCTTTGCTGGCGCCGTACTGATACCGGACTCGATAGTCCACTCTGTACCGCTTCACTTCTTCCACCTCCACCGCTCCGACATAAACCTCTCGAATTCCGCCACATTTACCCGTGTCACTCTCCCCGTCGGGCTGAGCATCAGGCCCTTTTTGCGTCCGGCTCGCTTCATCTCGGCGCAGATCCGGGAGATGGTCGCCGGGCATAACCCGGAGTATTCAGCCATCTGTACACGGGAGACCCAGAGGTTCGGCGGGCGGCGTTCGTTGATGTCTGTCATCCGTCGCCCTCCTCGTTCGTAGAACGTGCAAATCCTACTTTTTGCCCCTCAAAAACCGAGGGTTTGCGGACTTTAAAATACTTTTTCGGAAAAGTGTACGTCTTTGATACTTCATCTTGTTTTGAGACGGAAAAACCCGGGTATTCTTCAACAAGCTTGTCCATCTTCCGCATGGTCACCTGTGAAGTCGTGTACAGTTCCGCGTCTTGTTCTGCTTCGTTAAACACAACGACAGTTTCGCGTTCGTATTTCGTCAGATTGATTTCCACTCGTGCCCCTCCTTTCTGTAACTTTTTAAGTTACTCCTTGGCAAAAAAAATATTCATCGGGTCTTCAATCTCCAGCTTATCAATCATGATTTCGATTTCGTCGCTACCGAAAACACCGGCTTTCATTTTGGCGTAAAACGTTTTCGGCGTTACGCCGATATCTTTTGCTATGTCCTTCTGTGAAAGCCCTTTTTCAGCAATTCTTCCGATCAGTTTGTCTGTGCGGATCACTATATCACCTCCATTCCGCGTCCGTAACTTCATAGGTTACATTCATCATACTACCGTTTTTGTAACGTGTCAAGTCATTTTTGGTTGTTTTTGTAACTTTTTTGTGCTATAATAAACCTGCAATAATAATTTAGTGAGGTGCCCGCCATGACTAAAGGAGAACGCATTAAACACTTGAGAGACCGCCTTGGAAAGTCCCAAACCGATTTTGCGGATGATATCGGCGTATCAAAACAGACACTTTATAAATACGAGAACGACATTATCACTAATGTGCCGTCCGACAAAATCGAAGCTATCGCCGCACTCGCAAACGTGTCGCCAGGTTTCATCATGGGATGGGAACCAGAATATCCAGATTTGAGGCTGGGGCGGCTGGAAAAGCTCGACTCAAAAGACATTGAACTGCTTCGGGCATATCATTCTGCCCCTGAATCAGTTCAAGCCGGAATCCGCCAGATTTTAGGCGTGTAAAGGAGGGATTTTTATGTACATAGTTAAGCGCGGCTCCAAATACCGCGCCGTCGAAAAGGTAAAGATTGGCGGCAAGTGGAAGTCCTACACCGTCACGATCGACAAGAACACACCCGGCGCGCGGAAGGAAGCGGCGGAGAAGTTGGCGGAGAAGATCGGAAAGCCGATCAAGGAAATGACATACTCGGATCTGGTCGCGGTCTATATCAAGTACCAGTCTGCAACCTTCCGGGAATCCACCTGGAGGAGGAACGAGGCGTCACTCAAACGCCTTGCGGAATTCTTCGGCCCCGTGAAGCTGTCCGATCTGACCTCCGGGCTGATCACGAACAATTTACTGAAAAAAACAACAGATCCCGGCACATTCAACGAATACCTGACGCGGGTCAAGGCAATGATCAGATGGGCTTATCGAAATGATTATATTGGTTCCGCCGACTGCGTGGAAAAAATCAAGCCAATGAAGGAGCCGGGGAAAAAGGAAAAATTAGAGGACAAATACCTGGAACCGGAAGAGCTGAAAAAGGTCATCGAAGAGGCACCGGGTTATTATGGAGCCGTTTATGAATTTCTGGCGCTGTCGGGCCTCCGAATCGGTGAACTAATCGCACTGGATGATGAAAACGTGACCGCCGACACTATCAAAGTTCGGCAAACGTATGACTTCCGGCATGGAATTATGAACGATCCGAAAACCTTCCACAGCTACAGAGATGTACACATTCAGCCGGAGCTGAAGAAATCTATCAAGGAAATCCGTTATTATAGCAAGGTCAGCCGCATGGTCAGCGGCGTGAGGGCGTCTTATTTCGTCGTGAACAACAAGGGAAACCGCTTTTCTTACGATAAGTCTAACCGTATTTTTAAACGCCTTACCATGCGGATCGCTGGGAAGCAGCTCACTCTCCACGCGCTCCGGCACACTCACGTTGCGCTGATGGCCGCCGCCGGTGTTGATCTGGACGCAATCGCCCGGAGGCTTGGCCATGCAAATTCCAAAATTACGCGCGAAATTTATTTCCATGTCACACAAAAACAGCGCCAAAAAGACGACGCTGCCTTTGACGCTGTTTCGGTTCTTGAATGATTTCTTGGTACCATTTTGGTGCCAAATTCTTCAGTAGGCCCCATTTTTAGGGCTTTTCTAATGCGGAAGACGGGACTTGATAGGTGGTGACATGTAGGAACAATTAGGAACATTTTCCTATAAAATCAGGCATTTTGGGCGCCAGAAGGTGACAAGTAGGAACAAGTAGAAACAAAAGTTTGGTACCAATTTGGTGCCAATGTGTCCAAAAAAGGGGACTCAATCAGTCCCCCTTTTTCTTTGCAAGCTCCAGTTTGATTAGATCTGTGACCCACTCGCTCAGCGTTTTACCCTCCGCCTCCGCCTGTCGTTTGGCCTGCTCCTTCAGCTGCGGGCTGATTCGGATCATAAGGTATTCCGTTTTCATTCTTCAACCTCCACGTATTCAACTCTTTCCGGGTCGTCGTCGGCCTTCCGGTTATTTATCCGGGCAAACAGCTTTCCGTTTTTTCTGATCTCGCTTTTGTATTCGTAATCCTTATAAATGTATTCCGCTCCGTCAATGGTAGCATGACCAAAGAACTCAATCTCGTGAATCTGCTCAATCGTTAATTTCTTCATAATTTCTTTCCCTCCTGTGTGGTTCTTTTTAATCTCTGCCGGGGGCCGCCGACCCGGCTCGGCTTGCGATTTAATACGCTGCTATTTCGATCTTTTCGATCTCGGCCCAGTCAAGACCGTATTTCCGATTAAGGACCTCGGCGGCCGCATCTACGATGATGCTCATTTCCATGCTTGCGTCATCCGCGAACATTCTGACAAGCCTCTGGAATCTTTCAATTCCACCTTCTACGGTAAATGTTTTGGTGTATTCTGCATTGAAAAGCTCTTTCATCATGTTTTTTATCTCCTTTCGCATGAGCGGTTGTTTTTGTCATTTCTTGATTATAATATACACCATGTATTGCCATTTGTCAATACATTTATGGCAAAAAATATATGTTTTATTAAAAAAAATTCGCCCCGGTTGACCGGATCACTCCGGGCCGGGGCTTATACAAAAGGAGGGCTTCTATGTCCCGCCTAATGCGGGCATTATCGCCTTAATAATTTAGCCCAAGTAGCCGGGCCGCAGATGCCGTCCACTGTCAGGCGGTTGGACTCCTGAAAATACATCAGGGCGGATTCCGTCGCCGGGCCAAAAACGCCGTCAATCTCAATCGGGCGCTTTGCCTCGCGGTTAATATATCCGCCGCCTCGGAGAATCCTCTGCATAAGGTTGACGTCGTTGTTGACGTCGCCAAGCTTCACTTGTGATACCTCAAACATATAGTTACTACTCCCCTCGTCATACTGAATGCGGACGATCATGCAGACGCTTTCCGGAAACCTGGTGCGCTCAAGCACATACCCG